CCAGACGCAGCACCGAAAAAACAGTAATAAGGTAGAAAGGTATGCAGCATAAGAATATGCGCGATTACATGCAGCTAGTTGAAACGCTAATTACTCAACCAAAGGTATTAAGTGTTGAAATGTCACCTTATGACTTTGGCACTTTAATGAAAGAGTATCGTGCAACTGATCCCACCTATAACAAGATAGGTGACAACGCAATGGTGGCATTTTACAGCGACGAAGAACGTGAAGACTTCAAAAAGTTCTTAAAAGCAAACGGCGTAGGCTTCACAGAAACAGACGACGACCCAGGTAAAGTATAACATGGATTATCATCAATTACAGAAAAAGCTATTCGAAATCGAACCAACTGATCCTGTAGCAGAACGAGCAGCACTAGAAGCTGCCGTATCAGGCAGTGCTCCACCGCCACAAAGAGAAGAAAGAGTACACATCGGCGAAAGTGCTCCTAGTCCTAAAAGAGAAGCACCGTCAGACGAAGCTGCTCAGCTGGCTGCACTTGCGGGCATAGAACCGTCTAACAAGCAGCCTGTAACCGGTGAAGCAGCAGAATTAGCTGCACTTGCGGGCATTACCGAAGGATATAAGAAAGGTAAAAGTGGGCAACTAAAAGGAACTGACAAAGTTTCTAAATCTTCGCCTTCTAAAAGCGGAGAACAGAAAAACGTAACACGCGGCAAACTAGTTGGCAGTACTGAAAACGACGACGAAAGTATCGAAGAAGGTCCTAGAACGGACCAGATGAAAAAAGACTGGGCTGCGGGGAAAAAGGATTACAACAACGTCAAGGCTGTTACCGGCGCGCTCGGCAATAACAAAAAGAAGGACGACAAAGGTAAAGACAGCTCTAAGACTAAGAGTAACTCTTCTAACAGTCAGTTGTCGCCCGAGTTATCTAAGTTACTTGCAAAGTACGAGACAGCGTTAATTAAGATATCAAACGACAAAGAACTCGGAAAAGAGTTCAAGCGTTTTATGCAGAGAGCCGAAAACAAGAAAGAGTCGATAGGCGAAAGCGCAAACACTTTGCCGCCACATCTTGAGAAATCGTTATCAAGACACGTAACCGCACTCAGCAGAATTGAACGCACTCCGGAACTTAAAGAAAAGTTCGACAGGCTTATGGGCCTTGCTGATCCTACTAGTCAATACGAACAGTTCGACGAAAGCCTAAAGGGCTACAAACAGCCTGTAAACGAAGGTGCTAAAGAGTCAATCAAGTCAGAACTTCTAAGGAAGCTGAACAGCCGTAGATAAGGATACAGGATGCAGTTAGTTAAGATCGAACAAGAATTTGAAACGAACCCTTACCTAACTGCACCGATCCAAGAAGAACTACTCTATACTCTACCGTTCAAAGACTTCGACAAAGACGGCTACGAAGTCCCATCCCCGTTAGAACACTACCATTATATCGAAAACTGGGTTCCTCTAAACAGAGAAATACAATTCCATATCGCACCAGTAAAACCGTGGTACGAAGATCTAGAAAACTCAGAGTTTGGCCTAGTGTTGGATCATTGTATGCTATTAAGTCGATGGGCGTTTGCTGGCGAAGCTAGGGCAAACATACAAAAGGCTGCTCAGGAACGACCGATCCTCAACAAGCTGCTAAGCATACGTCCTAAATGGGGTATTGACTTTTCATTAGACTTTGTTGATCATGACATCTGTATGGAAGTGATACACATCGAGCAGGACTTCACAGACGTTAACGAAGCTATTGCAGCAAAAACCAAACTAGAACACATCATCGACTCTACTGACTGGGAACAAGGTGTCAAGGACCTACTTGCGTGTAAGCACAATTGGAAAGATCTGTCAAGCGACGACCAATCAGATTACAAAGCACAGTTCTTCGGATGGCACAGAGCATTTGACAACCGAAAAGTATTTTCCAGTTAACAGTTGACACTATTTCAAAAAAACTATATACTAAACAACAACTTAAAGCACAATAAGGAGAAGCTATGAGTGATCGCACCTACGGGCCAGAAGAAAAAGCAAAGTTAGAAAAGCTAGTACAAGAAGGCGTTACCGTACTACAGGAGATTGAAGATCTCAGAGAAGGCCTAAAGGATACAGTAAAGGCAACAGCAGAAGAACTCGACGTTAAACCTGCTCTAATCAACAAGGCGATTAAAATTGCTAAGAACCGCGATTGGGAGAAGCACTACGACGAGTTTGATGACCTCGAAACTATTGTCACTACAGTCGGTGTAGACAAGTAAGTGACCTTTTGGTCTAAGATAAAAGACTTCTGGGTTCAGAGCTATCGCACTGACCGGAGATCGTTTTACTACGAAATGATCTCCACGATTTGTATCTTTATTAGCATGACATGGATAAGTGTCACTGCTGACCACCCTCCAATGGAATTGATATATCCTATTAGTTTTGTTGGAGCAGTTACCAGCATACTTGCATGGAAGCGCAGGCAGATAATATGGCCGCTGATATACACAACGTACATTGCCTGCTTGCATGTTTTCGGCTTCGGCAGAGCAATGGGATGGTACTGAATGGATAAGAACCCAGAGAAAAAACCTTACCAGTGGTTGGCATGGATAAGCACAGGATGTTTATTGATTGCAGCCACTTTAGCTGCTTTTAATGTATACCCTTGGTATATATTTGCGTTCATAGGCAGCAATACACTATGGGTGACCATAGGGTTGCTGTGGAGAGAGAAGAGTCTTGTGGTATTGAACGCAGGACTAACAGTTATATACATATTAGGACTTTTATTGTAATGCCAGTCATACCAGAACATAAAGACATACTTGGTCGAGACTTAACAGAAGAATGCACAGTAATTGTGCCCGACGGTAACCGATCACTAAAGATAGGAGTAGTTAAAAAGCTGCATCCTAAGATGGTTACTGTACAAGTCATTCAACCTGGACCCTTTCGAGGTTACAGTGAGAAAATGATCTACCCGGGAGACTTGTTGGTTACTGACGACTCTCGTATCACAATGTACATGCTTAAACATTCACCACAATAAGTAACTATAGAATCGTTCACTTTACGAACATGTAGACGGCAACGTTGGCCACTAATAACGCAAGGAGAAAAAATGAACCCACCAGAAATCGAAGACTGGTTCGACGCCGATCATCAGGTCGAACAGTGCGAAAGTTGTCCTCACCCAAACGGATGCATTAGACAATGCATTATCGAAGAACACCAAAACGAAAACGTCGCAAAAATTAGAAACGAGGAGGTCAACTAATATGTCATATGTCGACGCGATATTTGATCGCGACGCAGACACCATCAAAGTCGTTGAACGAGTTGAAGGTGCCCGCAAATTCCAAGAATTTCCAGTCAAGTACACTTTCTATCACGAAGACCCACGAGGCAAACACAAAAGTATCTTTGGTGATCCGTTACAAAGAATCGTTTGTAAGAACACAAAAGAGTTTCGTAAAGAAGTAGCAATCAACAAAGGCAAGAAAATGTTTGAGTCGGATGTAAATCCTATCTTTCAGTGCCTTTCAGAAAACTTCCTCAATCAAGATGCTCCTAAGCTAAACATTGCATTCTTTGACATCGAGACAGACTTTGACCCAGATAGAGGCTTCGCAGATCCATCAGATCCGTTTATGGGCATCACAAGTATCTCTATATACTTGCAGTGGCTAGAAACGATGATCTGTTTAGCTGTGCCGCCAAAGACTTTAACAATGGACGAAGCACAAGAGCTGATCAAAGATATCCCAGGTGTCGTTCTGTTTGAAAAAGAAGCAGACATGTTAGACACGTTCCTGGACGTTATCGAAGACAGCGACATACTAAGCGGTTGGAACAGCGAGGGCTACGACATACCTTACACTGTAAACCGTGTGGCAAGAGTCCTTAGCAAGAACGACACACGCCGTTTCTGCTTATGGGATCAGTTACCTAAGCGTAGAGAGTTTGAGCGTTTTGGCAAGACTGCTGAAACATTTGATCTGGTAGGTCGTGTGCACCTAGACAGCCTACAGCTATATCGTAAGTTTACATACGAAGAACGCCACAGTTACAGACTTGACGCTATTGGCGAAATCGAAGTTAACGAACGCAAGACTCAGTACGAAGGTACATTGGATCAGTTGTACAATAATGACTTCAAGTTGTTTATTGAATACAACATTCAGGACACCGCGCTACTAGATAAACTAGACAAGAAGCTGAAGTTCATTGACTTGAGTAACGAACTTGCACATTCTAATACCGTACTTCTGCAGACTACTATGGGTGCTGTTGCACTGACAGAGCAAGCAATTATCAACGAAGCTCACCACAGAGGCCTACAGGTACCTAACCGTTCAAAGTATGACGAGAACGCAACTCAAGCAGCAGGCGCGTATGTCGCGTTTCCTAAGAAAGGCCTGCACAAGTGGATAGGTTCAATGGACTTAAATTCACTATATCCTAGTGTTATCCGCTCACTTAACATGGGTCCAGAGACTATCATTGGTCAACTGCGTCCAGACGCAACCGATGCTATGATCCACGAAGAAATGACTCTTAAAAAGAAATCGTTTGCAGGTGCATGGGAAGGACACTTCGGTTCACTAGAGTACGAAGCAGTAATAGCCAAGCGTAAAGACTTTGCTATTAATGTGGATTGGGAGGACGGCCGATCAGATGTACTCAGTGGCGCTGAGATATACCAGCTTATCTTCGACAGCCAGATGCCATGGACACTGAGTGCAAACGGCACAATCTTTACAACAGAGTTTGAAGGCGTTATTCCAGGTATCTTGAAGCGTTGGTATGCAGAGCGTAAAGAGCTGCAAGCAATGAAGAAGAAAGCTGAAGAAGCAGGCAACGCAACAGAAAAGGCGTTTTGGGATAAGCGACAGTTGGTTAAGAAGATTAACTTGAACTCACTGTATGGTGCTATTTTGAACCCAGGCTGTCGTTTCTTTGACAAGCGCATTGGCCAGTCAACTACACTTACTGGCAGACAAATTGTTAAACACATGTCAGCTGAAGTAAACAAAGTAATCACAGGTGAGTATGATCACACAGGTAAGGCTGTAATCTACGGCGACACTGATTCCTGTGAAGGAACTTCGTTAATAGAAACGTCACTAGGTACATTGACTATCGAAGAGCTGTTTGATATGTGCGAAAATAAAACTAATAACAGAGATAAGGAATATGCAATAGACGAAAATATTATGGTGATGTCATACGATATAGCCAAAAACGAGCCGTACATGGGACATATTAATTATGTTTATAGACACAAAGTAGAGAAAGACATGTACGAAATCGAAGACAGTAACGGCAACATTGTTACTGTTACAGAAGATCATTCTGTAATGGTAGAACGAGAAGGAAAGTTGTTAGAAGTCAAGCCAGTTGATATTAATATCGACGACATTATTCTATCACTATGTATAATGAAAAAAGAATTTACTAATATTTTAAACGCAACTTCAATAGAGCAAGTGAAAGAATATACAGATGCCTTCCTAAAATTAGTAGGAAGCAAAAAAGTATCTGTTACTCGAGGAAAAGTTTCCAAGGTAACTAAAATAAAAAAAGCAAATGATTATGTATATGACATAGGAATGAAAAATAGCAAACACCCTTGGTTTTTTGCTAATAATATATTAATACACAATTCAGTCTATTTCTCGGCATATCCTATCCTTGCAGAAGATATTGCAAACGGTAACATTCCGTGGGACAAGGACTCAGTAACTTCTTTGTACGACCAAATTGCAGATCAGGTCGACACTACGTTCTCGGCGTTTGCTGCAAGAGCATTCCACTGTCCTAAGAGCAGAGCAACGGTTATTAAGGCAGGACGAGAAATTGTAGCAAGTTCAGGCCTGTACATCACTAAGAAGAGATATGCTGCACTTGTATACGACGACGAAGGTGAGCGCAAGGATACTAACGGTTCACCAGGCAAGGTAAAAGCAATGGGCCTGGACTTGCGTAGAAGTGACACTCCAGTGTACATGCAGGACTTTCTCAAAGAGATTCTGTTGATGGTACTGCAAGAAGCGCCTAAAGAAGATGTTCTAGAACGCATCACTAAATTCCGCAAGGAGTTTGAAGGCATGCCGGGCTGGGAGAAAGGTTCGCCAAAACGTGCAAACAAGGTAGGCTACTATCGCAAGCTAGAAGAAAAACAAGGCAAAGCTAACATGCCCGGGCACGTAAGAGCAGCACTTAACTGGAACACTCTCAAGCGCATGAACGGTGACAAGTATTCGCAGGAAATTGTAGACGGCATGAAGTGTATTGTCTGTAAGCTCAAGCAAAATCCGCTGGGTTATACCAGTGTTGCGTATCCAACAGATGAGCTACGCTTGCCAGAGTGGTTTAAAGAACTACCGTTTGACGGTCCAGCAATGGCTGACACTATCATTGATAACAAGCTGAAGAATCTTATTGGTGTGCTAGACTTTGATCTAGAAGATACTAAGCAACACACTACATTCAGTTCTCTGTTTGATTTTGGTGACTAAACCTAAATACATGAAGAAAAGCGTTGACAAACAGCAACTTATACAGTATAATAAACTGTAAATCATTTTTCTAAAAGGAGAAAAAAATGAAGGATATCCTGCAAGACGTAGTAGCACACACTCACGCACTAGGCTTCCTCACCCTAGTTAAAGTAACAAATGAAGACGAGACTATTATCGAGTCAATGGCCGAGGACCGTTCTGTTATTGTTTCAGCAACAACTCATCAGCCGGTTGGCGAGTTCGACGGTGTGTTTGGCATGCCAAATCTCGACAAGCTGAGTCTGCACTTGAAAAACCCAGAGTACAAAGACAATGCAAAAATTGAAGTAGTCAAAGCAGAACGTAACGGCGAGACTATTCCTACGCATATACACTTTGAAAACGCAGGCGGTGACTTCCAAAACGACTATCGCTTTATGAACAAAGCTATTATCGAAGAAAAACTCAAGACTGTAAAGTTTAAGGGTGCAAATTGGAACGTAAACTTCGAACCGACTCAGGCTGCTATTGGCAGGATGAAATTGCAGAGTGCAGCGCACACAGAAGAACCAATCTTTAATGTAAAAACTGAAGGCGGCGACTTAGTGTTTAGTTTCGGTGATGCAGGCAGCCACGCTGGTAGCTTTGTCTTTCAGCCAGGTCTTGAAGGCACACTCAAGCACACTTGGAGTTGGCCAGTAGCACAAGTGCAGGCAATTCTCAATCTGTCAGGCGACATCACTATGAGCATTTCAGATCAAGGCGCAATGCAGATCACAGTAGACAGCGGTCTAGCAAAGTACAACTACATTTTGCCAGCACAGTCTAAGTAAGGAGCAATCCATGAGCGAAGAAGTAGATCTACAGCACTTGGCAAAGATGATAGACGCTGCTCTATCATCTGACAATCCGAGTACTCGCAAAGCACTTCGTAACTTTTTACTAGTTGCTAGTATTACCGAAGCAGAATCAGACAGCTATATCAAAGGGCCGTTTACGTCTTTGTTTGATACATTAGAGAGCCTAGAAAAACAAATGGCTTCTCTCAGACAGGAAGTCGAAATGACCCGTGGTACACCAGACTGGTATGGAAGTTCTCGTGCTTACGGTCAAGAAAAAACAGATATATTAGAACTTTACAGGAGTTTGCACACTAATAAAGACGGAACAGGATCAATATGAATCGCGATTTAACATCAA